ATATTTTTATATAATCCTAACTTAGTTCCATACCAATCAGATTGTTTTAACATGTTAAAAAAATAACAAAACATAGGTTGATTTAAAGAGTATAAAGTATCCTTTAAGGATAAGTCTTTTAGGTTTTTTAGAATTTCAGGATTAGGAATTTCATCCGCATCTGAAAACATAATAATATCATCATCACTACAATGAGATAGAGCTCTTCTTATTGATTCTTTTTGATAGAAATCCCTTCCATAGTCTGGTTGATTATGACGATTAAACCTATTAGTTTGATTTTCAATATATGAATATACTTTCTGCAGCTCTAATTCATCTGTATCAGGAAATGTTAAAAAATTAGTAGGGGTGTCTAGTATTTTATAATTTATTATCTTATCAGCAAACTTGGAAAACCTCTCCTTATTCTCCTCGTAGAAGAACTTTTTAGGTTCTCCAGAATGGGTTACGTCAGCTTCCGCAATTACAAAATAATCTACACAATCGTATAACGTATTAAGCCTAAGCTCTAAAATATCAAGCTCATTAAAAAAATTAAAACAATCATAAATTTTACTCATTACCTTCCCTATCAATATAAGTGAATTTACTGCATTTATCCATTTCCATAGCCCAGAACCCATCAGAGACATTCCACCTACTCCAATACTTAGGAGCAATTACTGTTTTAGAAGGTCCTAATGCTGCTGGGAAAACACCAAATGCAGAATTTGATATTATTAAAGTCTCCGCAGTAAATAAATTTTCAAAATGTTCTATCATACTTCCAGAGAATATCTTACCATTAGGTATTAAGGTTAAAGCGTAAGCTGGGTCATCTGTTACAATCTCTACCTCAGGGTTTCCTAATCTTTCTAGAGCCATATCCCAATATTTTTTAGGAAGGAGTAAATCTGGTACGGATTTATACTCACCTCCTCTAATATTACATATTACTTTTCCAGGAACTACTGGATTTCTATCCATTACAGATTGAAAATCTAGCCATTCTTTAAATTTTTCTCCATGCTCATCAAATAATTTTCCGTAATGTAACAATCCCTCTAACTTAGTATTATCAGGTATTTCAAAAACTTCCGGGTCTATATCACTAATATTACAATCATGGAAATTAGGATGGTAAGTATGTTTTTCTTTATAGTAATTATCAATACCTTCAGGTAGTTTAGTTGGAGGACCTCCCTCAGGACTCTCCCCTCCTATCACTTTCTTACCGAAATCTATATCTAAATTAGGTAATTTCCATCTTTCAGGATGACCTATACCAAACTCATACCCTAAAGTATCAGCTAAGTATCTTGTAGTAACATACACCCAAGTTTGGTCTCCGTGTCCTTGTCCGTAATAAAGTTCTGTTGTAATCATCTTTTATAAAATTCTTTTAATTCTTTTAACTGCTCTGTTATATTTTTTGAATATATTAAAGGAGCATTTTTTAAACATTTATCTTTTCCTATATCTTTAGAAATTATTTTAATTTCTTTACCGTATACTTCTCTCATAGTTAGTAGTAAATCATATTTAGATATTTCCTCACCACATATAACTGTCTCCGGTGAATATAAATCCCAATTTTGCATCAAAGATAAACATTGTTTAGCCCATTCTAGGGTTGTATTTCCATTCCAAAGAGCTTTTGAATATCCGGTAACCTCTCCTTCTTGAGATAAGAACCATTCTAACAAACTTGAAGTGCCTTCTAGCTCAGGTCCTATGATTGAAGTTTTAAGTGATTTTGTTTTAATGCTTAGAGTACGAATATAATTACCTGCTATATTTTTAGATATACCATAAGCATCATCATCCATCTCACAATCTGTTCCTGGATGTATTACCTTACAAGGAGAATGGGTATCAAGCCATATAGGTATTTCCCAATTAATATCAAATTGAGTAGTCTTTTGAGGAATTGCTCCTATACAATTAACAATATAATCTCCAGTAAACTTGTAAATATTACTTTTAATATCTAACCATCTCCCAACTTCAGTTTCAACCTCTACGCCTTTAGATTCTAAATATTTAACGGTCATATGACCTAGCATACCTTTATGACCTAACACTAATACCTTCATGGTTTATAAAAATTTTTGGATTCCAAATATTCACATAATTGGTCTTTACTTATACAGTGGTCTTTAGAGGAATATTCATGAGTTGGAAATGAAACTTTATTAATATCTTTATTAGGATGTAGTAGAAAAATATTATCTTCCTTAATTAATTCCATCCTCCTAACCTCTTCACTAGATGCCATGATTTCATGAATTTTCTCACCAGTTCTAGGTTTTGTAATACTATATTCCAGTCCAAACTTTTCCTGGTAAATATCAAATAAATCTTTAACCTTAAAGGATTGTGCTATTGGAATAATGTTACATCCTGCATAAGATGTAGATTTCATAATAAGGTCTACAGCATCCTCTACATCTAACAAGAATCTAGTCATATCCTTACCATATAAAGATAGGGTATCTTTTTTATTAATAAAATTCCATATAAGAGGTATAATAGAACCTGTTGAGTTTGTAACGTTTCCATATACTGCAGTGGTAAGTTTACAATTAGAGTCTCCTACAATAAAACCTTCACCTGCAACATATTTCATTGCTCCATATAAGGTAGTGGCTGCTCTACTTTTATCTGTAGAAATAAAACAAGCCGATTTAAAATTGTTAATTTCAGCAGCTAATCTTGAGTTAAACCCACCATCTACAATAGTTCTAGAAGCCTCTTCATAGTTATCATTACACGCTTCTATCTGCTTTAAAGAAGCAGCAAATATTCCAATCGTATGACCTTTAGATTTTCTAATTAATAAATCTTTATTTCTAATATCTCCTACTATGAATTTAACTGAAGGATAATCTTTCTTCATATAGTAATGCTTGGCTTCGTCTCTGGAATATACAGTTATTTCATTATCTTTATGCAATCTTTCTATTAAATTTCTACCTAAAAATCCTGCTCCTCCGGTTATAAATATCTTTTCATTCCTCATCTATACTTCTCCCTAACTTCATAATCACATGTGAAAAAAGTATATAAACATCTTTCAATCATATGAGCTTCTCCTACTACAGATTCCCACATAAGAAGTTTTCTAATCTGCTCGTAAAAATTCTTGCTGTACTTTAAAATATTCTCCTTAGGTATAATATAACTTCCTCCTGGAGAAAATCTTATGTATTCTGGAAACTCAGGATTTACAAATACATCATTAAGAAATGCGTTTGTATTATGAAAATGCTTAGACGGGACATGATTAAAATACCAACTATTATTAATTTCTAAAAACCCTCCATCTGGAGCCATTCTACTTCCTATTCCATTATGAACCTCTGGACCAAAATCATGTAACTCCGTAAAAGTTGTATTATTCATTAACTCGTTAAACTTTTCTTCTCCACAGGTTCCGTTGGAAAGTCTATTTCCATTTTCATCCAACCTAGGAGTTCCAGAATCCTTTGGCCACATAATACACGCTCTACAGAAGATAGTACAGTCAGGTAAATTATCGTAATGAGTTACAATAAAATCTAACATGTCATAAATATTTTGACCTACGTTTAGTTGATGCTTTACCTTTTCGGATTCAGGAAATCTATGAAATTTATCATAAATCAAGTAGTTATCAGTATATTGATGAACCCAAGAATCTTCTAAATTCTCCGGAAGCCAATTATAATCACTAACTACTATAAAATTTTTATGTATTTTTTTATTTTCCATAATTAGGGTACTGTGCGTTGGTTCCGAAATGTCTATGAAATGCGAAAGGTTTAATACCTTCAATTTCTGGAATCATTGACTCATGGGAAAAATATTTCGCTACATCAATGTCTGCAAATTTAATACCATTCTCTAAATATTTGTGCCTATAATTAACACAAATATATCCGTCTTCATTATAATAACCGTGAAATGCCTTCCACTCTAAGTTTAATTTTATAGGTAAGTCTAAAAGCTTTTTACTTCTTAGAGACACACTATTTCCTACTCTAACCAGCTCTCCATCTTTAGCTCGGAATGAAAAATCATCTTGAGGCATCGGCCAAGGTGCTCCAATATAATCATATTCTAAAAACTCATCTCTCCAGGAGTCTGCATTAACGACAAAACCGTCATCATGAATTAACATGCAATAATCAGTTTCTATATGTTTAGGTAGTTCATAGATAGCGGCATAATTCCATTCATCTATGTTAGACATTTTAGGACAAAATTCATGCTGAATAAAATCAGGTAAGTTATCTGGCTTAGTGTCGGATATTAATTTTACAGACCCCCATTCAATATCTTTACTACTATATTCTAACGCTTTTATCGATTTGTCCAATTTAATAGAAGATAATATTACCAATGTTATATTTTCTAATTTTAACATTTATAACTCCGATAATGCTGGAAGTAGTTTATCTTTATCAGATATGATAGGGGAAGAAACATTCCAATCTATCCCTAAAGAAGGGTCATCCCATTTAACCCCTCCTTCATCTTCCGGATGATAAAAATCATCGCACTTATACAAAACAATATTTTCAGATTCTAAGGATGCATACCCATGAGCAAATCCTCTAGGTACCCAAAGTTGCTGATTATTATCCTCAGTCAATAAGGCTGAAACGTGTTTTCCAAAAGTAGGGGAGTCAGGTCTAATATCTACAGCGACGTCTAGTATTGACCCTTTTACACATCTTACTAACTTTCCTTGAGGGTATTTCTTCTGAAAATGCAAACCTCTAACTACTCCCTTGGTTGAGAAAGCTTGGTTATCTTGTACGAACTTAGTGTTTATAACATTTCCACCAAACTTATCATCATGAAATACTTCAAAAAAATAACCTCTCTCATCTCCGAAAACAGTAGGTTTTATTAAAACTACATCAGGAATTTCAAGTCTACAAAATTGCATTTTCTAACTCCTTGTCAATATAATTAAAAATATCTTCAGTGTAATGAGGTGAAGCACCTATAAAGAAAACTCTATCTAATACTTCATTAGAGTTATGGTACTGTTTATAATCATCTAAATGAGAATATCCGGGATGTATCAATATATTCCCTGCAAAGTAATTTCTAGTTTGTACTTTAATACTTTCAAAAAGATTTACTAACCAATCTTTTTGGGTTTTATCTTTACATACTATGGGAGTGCCAAACCAAGATGTTTCTGAATCAGATAATTCTTCAGGCATATGAACATCAGGTAAATGTTTTTTAATAATTTCCTGAAGACGGTTTTTACTGTTTACTCTATTTAAGTGTATCTCTTCCCATTTAGTAAGCTGAATAAGACCAATAGCTCCCTGCATATCTAAAGGTTTCAAATTATACCCCATATTTGTAAAAATATATTTATGGTCTACAATCCCATCATATTCTTTTAACCAACTATCGAATCTATTTCCACAGGTTCCGCAGGATAATAAATTTGCAGACCCTACACAATAACAATCTCGACCCCACCAAGCTAAACTTCTAGCCGTATTAACTATTTCTAAATTGTTAGAAGATACCATGCCACCTTCACCTGTAGAAATATGATGGGCTGGGTAAAAAGAACAGGATGCAGCTATAGCATAATCTGTAAGATACTTACCTTTCCATTTGCTTCCTAAGGAATCGCAATTATCCATTATAATTTCTAAATTATATTTTTTAGATATTTCACACAGCTTATCCATGTTTGGAGGGTTTCCTAAGACAGGAGATACAAAAATAGCTTTTGTTTTATCTGTAATTTTATCTTCGATTAAGTTTAAATCAAAATTTAAGGTATCCATTTCTATATCGATGAATACAGGTTTTAAGTTAGCTTGAACTACAGGAGCTATAGTTGTAGGAAATCCTACCGGAGATATAATTATCTCAGACCCATCCTCCCAGTTTAAAACTTTTTTAATCGCAGCTACCATAACTAAATTAGCTGAGCTTCCACTATTAACCATGACGGATGATTTTAAATTAAATTTTTTAGAAAATCTAGTTTCAAACTTATTAACGTTTTCTCCAGAAGATAGCCATTTTCCAGTTAAAAAGGATTCCAACGCTTTTTCAATTTCTCTATTATCCCAATACGGACCTGAGTAATATACGGGGGTTTTTCCTGGTATAAATTCCTTATTTGAGTTATAAATATATCTTAAAGATTTTTTATCATCTGATATACTTTCTACTAAGGATTTAATCTTGTCTTGGGTGGAGTTATTCATATTTCGCATTTACGTAATCTACTTCTAATTGCTTTTGTTTAGCTGTAAGAGTGTGGGTCATTTGTCCTGCCCACTGTTTATAAACTACGCAGGCACTATTTATTATAGTTGGCTCCCCATAAATTTGAAAACATCTTTTATAGTAATCACAATCACCCATCCAGTTTAATTTTTCAAACATTGGAAGTCCTTTGCAGTTATACAAAATTAAACCACTAGGACCTCCTAGCTTATTATTCCCTTTATGGATATCTTCAGTGTATCGAGGGATTACATTGTTGTAAAAATAATAATAATCTTGAGTATGAATTCCCTCACACATAGCCCATTTAAAATTATTCTCTTCATATGTGGAAACTATAATATCAATAAAACTATCATGGAAAAAATAATCGTCCTGAAGCATAGGTTTTATAATAGAACCTTTAGAGTTTTTAATAGCGTTATTTAAATTACTCCCCCAATATCCTCTATCTTTCTCATTTCTATAATATGAAATATTAAGGGTTTTAGAGAATTTATCACAAAGCTTTTCAATTACATTTGAGGTGCTATGGTCAGATATTACTACATCTATAAGATTTTTAGGATAGTCTTGCCTTTCTATAGACTCTAATAAATGATTTAAATTTTCTTTACCGCCATCCTTATTATCATAAGTAGGTATAGCTATTGTTACTGTTCTGGTTTGCATAATTTCTTATAAGGTTTTTTAGCTCTAATTAGGTTAGCATGGTTATTAACCATTTCCATATCAACTTTATGTTCATTAATAGGGTTTTCCGCATTATACACGTAATTTATATCACGAATAAATCTATAATGCTCTTCCCCTGCCATCTCTAGCATAGGGTACATAAAACATAAATCACCACTCCACTGCCAGTAATTACCCTCTTCATCTTTTAAATCTTCCTCTTTAATAGCTCTCCACAAGAAGGCTCTCCAAGTTCTGAGATGAGTACCTGTCCACCTTACATTTCTCAAATTATCAAAGCCTTCCTGCTTTTGAGAAAATCCAAGTGTTCCGTTAGAGTACATAAAACTACCATTAGTAATCCATACATCATCATCTTCATATAGTTTAGCAACTCTCTCAAATACTTTATCATCTGGAAGAAAGTCGTCTCCATCAACTTCTATTAACACATCATTATCCTTTATATCGGGATTATGTCTTATAGTTTTATCAAAATTTCCTGTCTGATATAGCTTTTTATCATGGTCATCAAGCAAAATAAATCTATCATCATCTTTTATAAATTCTTGTACTATTTTTTTAGAGTTGTCTGTAGATAAATCGTGAGTAATGTAGCATACAAAATCTTTGTAACTTTGGTGTTTTATTGTATTTAAACACCTTTCAATATATTTCTCAGCATTGAAGAATCCTGTAAGTATTTTTAGTTTCATATTTTAAAGTATTTTTTTATTAGGTTTTTAGAGTAATTCTCAGATTCGATATCTAAAATTTTAAATGCATTTTTAACAAGGATATCATTTTTAGTAACCCATTCTGAATTTTCTTTTTTGCTTTTTACAGCTATGTGGAGAGGTTTGTTTAGTATTTCTGCAAGAATTTCGCAAATATTGATAACACTAAGAATTTCTACGCCTGCAATGTCTATTACACCTCTAACAACTTTGTTAATGATAATATTTACGATTGCTACTAAATCTTCTATACCAAGAAGAGACCTTTTTACTCCTTCATATATTACTACTTTTCTACCATTTACTATTTTATCTTTTAAATGGTTAATTAAATTATTAGAATTTCCCGTGTTACTTACTAATTGAGGTACTCTAAAAATAGCATACTCTTTCGTATTATTTATCACGAGTTGTTCCATTTCTTTTTTATGATTATAGTACGGACTATCTATAGAATCAATAAGTACAGTACTAAAGTAAACAAATTTTTTATTAGGATATGTCTTGATAGCATTTAAAATTACTTCTCTTTCCTTATTAAATTGAAATATATCAGTCTCTAGAGAGTTAGATACTCCAGAAGCTAAAATTACATAATTAGGATTATCGAAATCTTTAAATCCCTTTGCTACCAACCCATTACCAATTATCATAATCTAAAACCTTTTTCCATTTTTCCAATATATCAGAATTGGAAGACAAAGTAGTAACTTTATCAATATTCTTATTTCCTTTAAACTCTATTCCAAGAGCTTTACACTCGTGAGAGACTAAAGATGCACATTCACTCTTAGATGATTGATATACTACGTCTATTTGAGAATAAATTTCATCTCTATTCTGAACATACCCATTAAATATTACTCTACTTCCATCTACAAGAGGTTTTACTTGGTTTTCCCAATAAGGGTTATTAGTAACTAATCCAAATAATAAAACTTTATCACAGTTATCGGCTAAAGCTCTTTGTATGGATACATGAGTATTTTTATTTATATCGATACTTCCTATAATTCCAGCTACTTTCTCAGGAGTTTCTTTTCTTTCTCTGTTTATGACTGGTAATACATTAGGAATTACGGTTCCAGGAACTCCTTGCCAAAACATTTGGGAATTTGAAACATAAACAATCTCATCCCAATAAGATTTAACAGTTTTTATAGGGAATATATCTTTTTCATGACATGATAAAATTACTTTTTTAGATTTTTCTGGTCTATGGGGAATTTTAAAAAAATGGCTTATTAAAATCTCACCTTCCTCATTAACTGCACAGTTTTCCAAAACGTCGGACTTGCATTGACCTAAGTGATATGGGTGAGGACCATAGAAAGTACAATCTATATTATTCTCGTTAAAGAGATTGCATAAATTTATAAAGGCTGTTGTAGAGCCTCCTGGATTAGACCATCCTGATATAATTTTAACCTTTGTCATTATCTATATTCATAAGTTCTTTATATAAGCCCAACCTATGATGGACTACTTTGTTAATATCAAACCTTTCATCTACTATCGCTTTTAGATTTCTTCCCATTTCTCTTGCATGTTTTGGGTCTTTTACACATTTAGAAATTGCTTTAGTCCAATCAGATTTTTTATTTTCCTTAGACACCAAATATCCGGTTACTCCGTTTTGAATAATCTCATCATATGCGCCACAATTAGTAGCAATAAGAGGAATACCATAACGACCAGCTTCCATAAGTTTAATTTCAGATTTCGAATCATTGAAGTTGTTCCATTCTAGAGGTGCAATAGCCAAGTCTATATTAGTATACATTGCTCCATATGTATTAGAAGGCATAGCTTGATATATAAACCAATTTTTATGTTTTTGAGGTCCTACTAAAATTCTAGTGTACTCATCCCAAACCTTTTGCTGCCAATCTTCTCTACCTTCCTCTCCTAAGGGAGGTCTGCCATAGAATCCCCATCTAATGTTCTCAGCACCTACTCTAGCATTTACGCTAATCCCTAATCTAGGAACTTGTTTAACGTCTTGCTCATGGTGAATACCTCCTACCCATCCAATCTTACAAGGTTCTTTCTTAGAAGTTCTATAATGTTTTGCCATATTCCAACAAGGTAAATCAAAATCTATGGCATTTTTAACTACAGCTAAAGTACCTCTAACATAAGATGATATTCTATTTGCAAACTTTGACTGAGTTACTGTAACTAAATTTGCGTTTTGATACATTCCTATAGTAAGCTCAGCCAATTTTCTCTCTTGGTAAATATCATATAGTCTATGACCTGGGTAAATTTCTGTAAGTAGGTCGTCCGTATCGTAATGAATAAAGCAGTTCTGCTCCTTCGCTGCCTTAAATAATTCAACCATAAAAGCGGGTCCAAAGTTAGATATATTCTGAGTCATCATTATATCGCACCACTCCATATCTTCATGAACTTTTTCATATGTGTTAGTAGTGGCATCCCAGTTTAGTGGATTTTTATTAAATCTAATTTCTACCTCATCACCACAATGCTGTTGAAGTTTTTCAAAAGGCATAATTGCTCTATAATAGCTACACCCACCTTCATTTGCGGGAACTACTAATATTTTTAATTTCTTTTCCATAATAATAAAAAAGGACCACTTTTAAAGACGTGTAAAATGCTATCCTTAAAAGCAGTCCAACACAAAAAAATAACTACTCTAACCCTTTAAGGTGTGAGAGATAATCGTCTCCTTCATCGCTTGACGATTCAGTTGACGTAGATGCAACAGCTTTAACCTGCTCTACGATATCTTCTCCGGTAATTTCCATAGCCATCTTCTTTAAGTCTTCGTAGGAAGCTACTTTAACAAGACCTTGAATATCATGCAATGAATCCATCCAAGTTGCTATTTCCATATCATTTCCGGCTGGAGTTTTAGCCGGTTTTGGAGATGATTTATCATAATTTGGCCATTCCCCTGATTTATCCTTAACAATTTTAAAATCATTACCGGTTTTCAAATCTGTAATATCCCCGAAATCTTCATCAAAAAAGCAATCTAGAATTTTACTGAATAGTTTAATACCTACAGAAAGGATTTTAACTTCTCCTGTCTCGCGCTCAACTGCGTTTAGATAAAAACGTTTACGAGCTTTAATCTGACGAGCTATAGCCATGTTTCCTTCGTCTTTAGTGTTCCAAAGCTTAAAGCTAAGGTCGCAAAGAGGGCAATCATCACCTTTTACTCTTGGGCAGTGATGGTTTTTTTCATTAATACGATGAATAGCTGTCTCTGCATAGAAATTATCATCAGGGTTTTTAGCCGGTAGGACTCGCACTTGTGTAGTGCCTTCTTCCATCATTAAAAACTTCTTA